AAGCAGCCGCCTTGATCGTTGTGAGTCTGTCCATTTATGTCTCCTTTGCTTCGTCGATCATCCGCTGGCACACGATCATCGCGCGCAGCATATCCTCCGACAGGTCGAGCTTACCGTTAGCATCCCCCTGCAATACGCCCTCGCGCACCATGCGCTGCAAGTCGCCGCGCGCCCATTCGGGCACATCGTCAATCGTGTTATACCGTGTCATATCCTCGTCCTCCGTGTCTGTATTTTTTGCGGCCATCGCGGCCGCGACGTCGCGCCGAAATCCGTCCATCGTGTAGCCCATGCCATAGGTATTCCACAACAGCTCAGGGTCGGCGTGGTTGCTGGCCACGCCGCACCGGTGTCCCTCGGCGTGGCCGATGATGACGCCGTCCGCCAGCGGATCAAGCCCAAACTGCGTGCACAGCTGTGCAAACAGCGCCACGGCCGTGCGGTACGTGCCCGTGATCTGCTCCGCCGCCTCGGCATAGGGCATGCTCACGTCTGGCTCCGTCATTTCCACGCCGATGTGCGTGCCGTTGGCCGCGCCGCCGCAATGCCAGCCGCGCATCTCCCACGGCAGCGTCTGGTATATCGTGCCGTCTGCCTGTACGAACGCGTGTACGCAGACCGACTGCCCGCCAGGCTGGTACTGGTCAAAGTACCGCGCCAGCACGGCGGCGCTCGGCTGCGGCGTGCCGATGCTGTGCAGCATCAGCCCCTGCGGGCGCAGCAGCGCGCCTACCTGATAGCACTTGTTCCCGGTCGTGAATACTTCGATGATGTGCATGGTTTGTCCTCCCTATCCTTATGCGATCTCGTGCGATTTCACATTCACAGTCAGCCCGCTTGCCTGTGCCGTCACAGTGTACTGCGCGATGTTAACGGTGTCACCGCCGACGTCTGTATGGATAAACTTCAAGACGCTCTTGTCAGTTTCATTTTTGGCGTTAGCCACGATAATATCGGGCATATTTGCAACGGACAGTTTAATCTGCCGTCCGCTTTCGATTGCTTTGCGGATGTCACTATACGACGCACCGGTAGCCTGACCGCTGGCGTAGGTGAGCGTCAGCGGAAGAGAGACAGCATCATCCACATACTGCTTGATTGTCTTGTTCTGCACAGGGTTGGTAGATGTGTCCGACATGGCGGTGTCCACGGTCACGCCGCCGCCACTTGCAACCTTAGCCTTAACGTATTCGACGGTCGCGGCCGCATTGGTGTCTGCGTCGGTCGGCGTTTTCACACCGGTCAGCTTTGTGGGTTTGCTCGTGTCCACTTCTGAAATATCAAGTGTATAATCATAGCCGCTTCCGGACGGAGACAGGCCGACACCGTGTCCAAGGGTTCCGTTTGCGGGGGTCAATGTCACATACCCCTGAAACTGGGGGCTGTCGTTGCCAACAGCGCCGATATTCTTACGCGCCTGAAACTGCTGCGCCTCGTCCAAGGTCTGCGCCGCGTCGTATCGCACCGCCCTGCCATCTACATACGCCTTAGTAGCCGCGTCGTCATCCTCGGTCGGCGATGCCACTTTCAGGCGGGCAATTGGCGACACACCAGTCATGGGGTCCGAGCCGTGCGAAATACGTCCGACGTCAGAGCCCGCTTTCTCAAAGTGGATGCCTGTGTCCGTGCTCGTCCTGCCAGTAGATACAGACCCCTCAGCGCTGACTGTAAGCCCAACGCTCAAATGACCCAAAATTTCGCCGCCCTGTGTTGACAGCTTGCCGTCCAGCGCCGCCTTGACGGCCTTGTTCTGGACAGGGTTGGTAGATGTGTCAGACATGGCGTCGTCGACGATGGTCTTGTTTGCACCCGCCTCCACGCCGTCGAGCTTCGTCTTATCCGCAGCAGACATTAGACCTGCCGCGCCGGTTGTCGCTTCCGCTGTTCCCGCTTTACCGTCCAGTGCGGTTTTGACCGCTTTGTTTTGGACAGGGTTCGTACTGGTCTCGTCAAGCGTTGCGTCCACGATGGTCTTCGTTGCGCCCGCCTCGATACCACTCAGTTTGGTGTAGTTGGCAGCCGACATCAGGCCATCGCGCTTGCTGGTCGCGGGCAGCGTGACCCCGCTTAGCTGCTCAAAACGGCGCGCAATTATGCCATTCTCCACGGCGTTTTTGGATTCAGTGTCCAGCGCGTCATCGACAGGGAAGATGGATTCTTTGGTGCGCAGCGCATAGGCTCCGTCCACGACCTGAATCAGCATCGTATCGTTTTTGACACTGACCGGGGGCAGGGAACCGCGGCTGTCGATGTACTTCATGACCACCTTGTTCTGCACAGGGTTGGTAGATGTGTCAGACATGGCGTCGTCGACGATGGTCTTGGTCGCGCCGTCCTCCACGCCGTCCAGTTTGACCTTATCCGCGCTCGACATCAGGCCGTTGGCGGACGTGGTCGCCGCCGCCGTGCCCGCTTTCGCGTTCAGCGCCGCCGTCACGGTCTTGTTCATGATCGCTGCCGTGGACACCGGCGACAGCGTGTCGTCCACGTCCACATCCTTGGCGTGCGCCTCAACGGTGTCGAGCTTGCGCTTATCCGCCGCCGACATCAGGCCGTCGGATTTCTGCGTTGCGGCCGCTTTGTCCGCCTTCGCGTTCCAGGCTGCCATTTTTCCCGCCGTGATGCCGTCAAGCACCGCAAGATTTTTGTGCGTGTGCCGTGCCTTGGTGTTGGCGGCGATCTCTTTGACCAGCCCCGGCGTTGAGGCTGTGGCACCGTTCGTGCGCTGGTACCACTTGGCGTATTCGTCGAGCGCGGCGTTAAAGAGCATCATGCTGTCGGCGTAGTGCGCCGTCTCATGCGCGGCATAGTCGCACATGGCGATGACGTAGTACACGTACAGCCGGTCAAACGGTGCGGGCACGAGCAGCTTGGTGCTGCGGTCGGTGTCCGCGTCGTAGGTGATGCACTGTTCGGGTGCCGTGCCGAGGATGCGCGTCTGGATCATGCTCTCGCACTCGTTGAGCCACAGGAGCTTTGCCGTCTCGTCCCATGCGTTCGGGCAGATGGCGTCGATGCGCGTGAGCGCCTGCTGAAGCGTCGCCATGGTCAGAGCCCCAGCGCGCCGCTCTCGGCGGCAAAGCGGGCGGTCTCGCGCTCGATGAGCGCGCCGGTGCGCGCGTCCTGCGCCTCACCCTGGGCGAGCACGAGCGCGAAGCGGCGCGGGATGGTCACGTCCTCGCCGCGCGGGATGCGCACGGTCTCGCCGTTGACGGTCACGAGTTTGTCCTCCTTGTAGCTGCCGTTGTCGCGGAACAGACGCACGGTCACGGGTTCGCTCAGCCAGGCCTCAGCGGCGGCGCGGTCGGTCTTTTTTCTGGTTGCCATAGT